ATCCGTTTGGATTTATTGCTGTAAAAAAGCTTGATCTGTTTTTCTCCCATTGCCAGCCTGCCGGTAAGCCTATTTTTCGTAATAGCGAGCTTACTGTCACAGGCTTTGTCCTCGCTTCTGGAATAAGACATCACTACATCAACCCGGTTTGTAATATCCCCGCTGCCGGCAACATCGTCATTAGCAAAATTTCCGTCTTTCATTTTTCTGGGGTGTGCCACTAAAAGAACCACAATATTGTGGCGGTATGCCAGCAGCTTTAATTCTCTCAAAAACTTTGACTGCGCTCGGTAGAGGTCGTCTCTCATATCCACATCAAGGGCGGTCATTAAATTATCAATACACACAAACCGGATTCCATACCGGCATACTGCCTTTTCAATGGTTACCAGCAGGGATTCCAATTCTTCGCTTTCAATTACTGCCGAATTATCATAAAGATAAGCCTTTCCGCGATACCAGTTGTTAAGCTTGTCGATCACTTCATTGGTTAACAGGTAGGTTTCTTCTCCGAATTGATCTTTGTTTGATACAATGTTGTCCGGCCCTGCCGCCTGAAAATCCAGCCAGCGCTTAAAGTGATAATCCGTCAGCTCACCGCTGTACGCGAAAGTTTTGTATCCCTGTTCCAAAGCTTCCACAATCAGCTGGCTCATAAAGGTACTTTTTCCTTCGCCTCGTTTTCCGGTCAGCAGAATTACCTGGCCAAAATAAAAACCGCCAATCACCCGGTCAATCTCGTCGATTCCGGTGAAAATCCGTTCCATGCTGTAAATATCCACAGCCTGAACGTCCGCAAGTTCCTTGACCCGGTTCACCGGCTTCAGCTTCGCGTTATGTACCGCGGAAACCACAGCTTCTTTCCCATAGCGTCTCAGAATGTCGTTGGCGTCCTTTTCTCCAAAATAATCCTCCGGCTGGGTAACCCTTACCGGCATCGGAAGCCTTTTGGAAAGCTCGTCCGCTACGGTAATTTTTCCGTTTTCGCAGTCTCCGAAAACAACAACCTCTTTAAATTTCAAAATCCAGTCCCAGCAGTTTTCCAGCCAGGTGAATCCAAGCGCTCCCGTGGGCACAGAAACCGCGTTTTTGATCCCGCAGTCAGCCAGCGTTAAACTGTCGATTTGTCCCTCTGTGATAACCAGTGTCCCAAAATCAACGCACTGCTTCATTCCGAACAGAATCGGCATGGTGTCCTTTTCGCACCATTCCTTGTTTTTATCCCTGAATTTATCAAAATCCGTCTTACGGTATTTCACGAACCGGAGCACGCCGTCCTGATCGTAAAAAGGGAAAGCCAGAACATTCGGCATATCCTTTCGGGTAGTGATCTGATACCGTTCCGCGGTTTCCCGGCTGATCCCTCTGGATTCCAGATAAATGACAGCTGGATCGCGCACCTGGATTTCTTTTTGGGGAAGCGCCCTGTAAACCGTTTTGCTTTTCCCGGACGCTTGAAAATCCAAAGGGTAAGAAAACTCTCTGGCCATCTGTACGAAATGGCCTTGTCTTCCGCAGGAAGCCCGGAAGCATTTAAACATTCCGGTTTTCAGGTTGATGCTGAAGGTGTTACGGTCATGGCCGTCCCCGCCGCAGAAAGGGCAGTATTTAAAAAACAGCTCTTCTCCCTTTTCATGTGTTTCGGCGTTTAACCTCCGAGCCAAACCAAGGATATCCTCCCGCTTTAATTCATAAGGCATTTTCTCACTCCCTCAGTCTGGCCTTTAACGCTTCCAGCTCTTCCTGCGTTTCAATTCCCGGAGGGAATACCTCCTGCGGCGCAGCCGCCTTCTTTTCTTCTTTTATATTCTTTATATTCTTATTATTCTTATACTGCTGCCGGTCGCCTGCCGGTTGCCTGCCGGTCGCCTGCCGGTTGCCTGCCGACAGGCTGCCGTTTAGACTGCCGTTCGATTGGTACCGCTCATAATTAACAACAGTAATCATGCGGATTTTTGAATCGTGCCAGTCTGCCAGTTCGCCTGTCGATTTTAAGTGATCCAGTGCGGTTCTCACATTTTTTATTGATAACCCTAATTCGGACGACAAACTAGGAAGGGAAGTAATAAACTGCCCGCGTTGGTATTGGTACCCATGCCATTTTCCAGGCTTCCAATTTGCTTTTAATAAGCAGTGAATGAAAACATCTCTAGTGCATGGATCTGAATACCATTGCCAATTCAGGATTTTTCGGTTGAGCTTGATAAACTCGCGGTCACTGTAATCAAATCCGGTTTCCTTGCTCATCGAACATTTTCACCACATCTCTTCGAAAACTTTTTCCCCACTTTTGATAGGCGATAATTTCTCCGTTTTTATATACCGCGTGATCGTAAATAGAAATACCGTGGGCAAATAACCATTCGTCAGCATCAATTAATCTATGCTTTAAAGCGCAATCATAGCAGTAATTATTTTCGCCGTCTGAAATATATGGGTTCCCTTCATGGTTTCCCAAAGGTTCCCCGCAGTCGTCACAAAGATATTCAATAACCTTATGTTCAACACACTTCATCAGTTTGGATTCCTCCTTTACTTTCTAAAACCTCTTTTAATTCCCGGTAAAGGATTTCATGGATTAAAACTCCCGTCGTTTCCGATTTACAGAATATGAGCTGACAGCGGTACCGGGCGAGCCATGCCGTCATACTTGCGATAAACGATTTTGGGTTCATTTTGCTGCGGTATTTTCCCGCGAGCGCGTTTTCCCAGGAGGCGTTTTCGATTAACAGGTAAACGGCGGCTCCTGCTTCTCTGGCACGCTCAAACTCTCTGGTAAAGCGCTGCCTTCCTCTGCAAAAGCAGGCGCACAGCTCGTCAAAGCTCATTTTCCGTTCGACTGCTACCTTTGGGGAAAGGTCAAGCCATTCCCCGTTAGGCAGTCTGCATTTTGCGGAATAGTCCCCGAAATCCAGCTTTTGGCGTTCCCAGGGGCAGTTCATAAGCTCCAGTCTTCGGCGCAGGGAAGGTGTATCCTGCTCCCTGGTATCCACAAGGATCACCATGCTGTCCAGGGAACGTTTCACATCAAAATGGTCCATCGGTTAAAACGGGAGGTCTTCCAGATAAGAATCGATTCCGGCATTGGTGCTTACGGTTTCAGAATCATCAGAATCAGATGTTTTTTTATTCAGGGGCTTGTCCTTTGGAATTTCAAACTTTCCGTTTTTGATATCAGAGACAGGCACAAATTTAAAGGGTTTTGTGTTCCAGCCTGTTCTCCCGTTGTATTCCCATTCCTCGTTCCGAATCAGGCAGCCGACAAGCTTTCCTTTTAACCCGGCTTCGTTCCAATCCCAGTGATAGCCCTGATTGCTGTCCTCAACCGCGTTGGTTGCGGCCTTCAGCTTGGATTTGTTCCATTCGTCCATATCGCTGCCGTCGTCCTTGGGGACATAAAGACGCAAGACCCCCCGCCATTTTTTATCTTCCTGATTCTGTCCCCGGTAATCCGCAGCGTAAAAATCCTTGAATTCACCTTCCGAGACATCGATGCTGATTTCAAGACAATCAAAAGGGCCGTTTTTTCCATTAAACGTCTTGATCTCACCATTCATGATCCTGCAGACATACCCGCCCTTTGGAAGCTGCTGGCGGTTCGACGCTGCTTTTACCTGTTCCCAATTGTTTACTGGCTTCATTGTTATGTACCTCCTAAAATATGTTTAATTTTCTTTTTAGCTCATTCATTCTGGCTCTGCAATCTTTAGCGTTTTTATACCGCTCGGTAAAAGAGAGGGTATTTCCATTTTTATCTACCGTATCAATCCGAATTTCGTTCCGAAACGGCAGCACCAAATACACCTTTTTAATATATTTGGCGTTTATAAATTCTTTCCCGGTTTCCCTCCGGCCGGGGACAGAATGATCCGGGCGGAAATCAATAAACCGTGCCATATCAAATCCCCCAGTATTCCCGGATTTTTTGATCGACTGTCTTCAGATCGTTATCAATTTCCCGGTCAAACATACCGATAGGGCTTTTTACCGTATCGTTTCCGTTGGTTTGAGTTCGGAAATAATAGCGTCCATTGTCAAACTCAGCCATGAGAACGATTGAAAACAATCCCTCAACGGTCAACTGATCGTCCAGCATTTTACCGATGGTTTTGGCTTTTATTCCATAGTCAGTTTTTTGGACATGGTGCAGGAAATACACCACGGTATCGTCCGGAAGTCCTTCTGTAACGGTTTTGATTAAAGAGTAGAAGTGAAGGGCCATATCCGTAAATTTTTGATATCCGTTTTCCTTTGCCTTTGCGAACGATTCAAACGCCAAAAGATATTGGCTGTCGTCCACCACATACCGTTTGTATTTTTGGGCCTTAAATTCTTCAAAGATAGCCCGGTATCCTGATTTGTCCAGGCAATCCAGTTTTTCCCGGAACGGCAGCGGTTTGTTTGCCACGTTAAAAATCAGAATTTCTCCGGGCTTGAAATTCCTAAGCGACGCGGATTTTCCGGAGCCGGATTCCCCTAAAATTAACACGGGAATTCCCAACGCTATTCCTCCTTTTCCAATTTTCTGACCGGGCACTTCCACCCAATAGAATCTCTAGGGCTGGACATTTCCTCATGAGTAAGGTCACATTCAAAATGCCGTTTCATGTTCATAAAACTATGATTACACCACTCGCAGCACTCCAGGCCGTTTATAAATCTGATCTCTATGGGGACAGTGTATCGGGTGAATTCAACTATTTCTTTGGTAGGCATAATATACCTCCTTCAGCCACTCCTGGGCTTCGTATTCCGGGCTTTTATCTGTTTCCGGTTCCTCGTTATCGGTATCGTACAGGTACTCAAATTCCGCCCGGAACAGGCCGCTGTCATTGCTTCTGCTCATTTTCTAACTCCTTATATTTGTTAAAGAAGTACAAGCTTTCTTTTTCCGCAAGGTCAAGAGCCTTTTCGAGTTCAGCAACCTTTTTTGAAAGATATACGATTAACTCTTTATCGTCCATTTGAC